GGTGACGATACCAACAGGCGGATTTGAATATTCTAGAAGTGTTGATACTGCTGTTTTGTTTAATTATAGTATTAGCATGGCTGTTTTAAGAGGATCTGACCAGCCAGACAGAAGTTCTGTTATTAACGCATTAGTTGGTTCAGGTTCAGGACAAAGTACACAGAACCCTAAAGGGCATTTGGTTACAAACTCAAGTACGCAATCAGCAGATGTAAGTAACGCAGTAAGTAATATTGAAGCACAGATAGGCGGTTAGTATGAGGCTTACAGCAGATTTATATAGATTTTTAAGAGGCTTATCTTTATCGGCTAATGGTACAGTTATTGAAAATCAGTTAGACAGTTCAATTAGTTACATATCAAAGTACTTTACGCCAAACTTAAAAGTCTCTCAGGTAGCGCTTAAAGCCCGATCTACTATTAGGGAAAGCTTAAGCATGGGATACAGCAATGGAGCAGCAAGTGGAACTTTGCTTTATCTACTGCAACACTCTGCTATTGATGTAGAGACACCCGATATATTTAGGCTATGCCAAGTAGCAATTATGGACATGTATTCATATGCATATGCTTATGAGGATGACAACACACTTCTTGCAAGCTTGACTGAGAGCGACATTAATAAGACAATTGATAATTGCGTTTATTTATGCGATTATTTTTCTGGTGATGATAGGTACTTAGACATAGCAAAGAAGTTTTCTGATATGGTTGTTTCTTTAGGGGTTATTAAGAACAACATAGATAGTTTGCACAAGATGGCAGGTGTCTAGATGGCAAGATATATAAGACATACAGTAAGGTATGGAGAAACCTTGCAGTCTATTGCAGCTAAGGAAATGGGCGATGCAACATCTTGGACAGATATTGCTAAGTATAATGGCTTGTCCTACCCATATATTGTAGACACAGTAGATCAAAAAATGAACAACATGGAGCATCTTGTAACTGCTGGTGATACCTTAGTTATTCCAGTAGAGGTAGAGCTGACAGAAGACTTAGCACAGAAGCTCAATCAGCAGGATAGAGACGCTTTAGGTAGACTAGCTTTAGGTCAGGACTTATCTATGATTGATTTCCCACCGGTATATCAAAATAGAGGAACTCAGGAAAACATTATGCAACTTGGTAGTAATGGTAAGGGCGACTTGTCAACTGTTTATGGCATTAATAATATTAAGCAAATAGTTATTGCACACCTACTAACTGCAAAGGGTTCTTTAATTTTGCATCCAGAGTATGGATCTAATCTTAATGAATTATTTGTACAGGGAACTATTCCTAATTCTAAGCTAGTTGATGACGAAATATCAAAGTCAATTTTAAGTGACAGTAGGATTACTAAAGCGGAAAAACAGTCCAGCACCTTAAACGGGTCAACCTATTCAAGCTCTTGGTCAATTACAATTGAATCTGTAGTTGCACAGCTTGATTTTGTTATTGGCAGAGATGACACAGGTAAATTCATCATTCAGTAAGGGTTAAAATAATGCAAATTAAAAGATTATCAGATATTTTAGCAAGTTTGATTGATAACACAACAGCACGAACAACATTGATTAATGACTTCACCCCAGGCTCAGTTATTCGGTCAATCTATGAAGCTGTTGCAATGCAACTTGAGGAATACTATTATTTACAAGAGGAAAACATTTCGTGGGGGATACAAAATGGTGTATTAAGTTCCTTTGGCTTTTCTCCAAGGGAAGCTACGCCAGCTTATGGTGATATTGATATTACATTTTATGGTCCCTTATCACAGGATACGACTATACCACGAGGGACAACTTTTTATTCTAGTAATGACCTGTACTCACAGACATACGTGTTGCAAGAGCCATATTTAGTTAGAGCAGGAGCAATTAAGGCAACTGTAACTGCCTATTGTACACAAGTTGGGGCAGCTGGAAACATTCCTGCTGCGGTTTTGGATTCTTGTTCAGGTATGCAAACAGGCATTTATAAGGTAACTAATACAGATGCGATTCTTACAGGGACGGATGAAGAATCAGTAGATGAGGAAAGGTTACGTTTTAATGAGTTTGTTGATACTAGGGGCAGGGGTACAGTAAAAGCAATGGACTATGCTGCGAGAACTATTCCAGAAGTCACTGGTGTTTACATAGATGAGACTGTCGGTCATGTCACAGTTTATGCACATGATGCCAATGGCAACTTATCAGACGCCCTAATAAATGAAATTATGACAGCAGAAGAAGATTATCGTCCTGTAGCTATTCCATGGAAGGTTCAGCCTGTTTCTAAAAAGCTACTGGATATTGAGGTATCAGTTACAGTAACTAATTACAGGATGGTGCCCTCTGACTTTACAAATAGCTTGTCTAACTATATTGGGGCATACTTAGATAACTTTTCAGCGGGTGATGATCTTATTATTTCGGCTCTTGAGTCTCGCATAAGAGCATTTTCACCACTTATTTATGATGTTAGTGTTACAAATCCTAGTGGTAACGTGGCAGTTGCTCCTAATGAAATCATTAGAGCAGGTACAGCTTCAATTATTATTAGTAATGAGGTGGGATAATTGAACTTTTGGAAATATCTGCATCCATTACTAAAGACTGATAATGACTCACGGTATAGTACTGCTAATTATGCTGTGCTAAAATCATTAGCGGATTCATTAAGCGATGCGGAAAGCAATACATTAAGTAAAAAGATTCAGCTAATATTTGAAACCGCAACGGGAGATTACTTAGACGAGTATGGTAAGTGGTTTGGTGTTAAAAGGTATCCTAACGAGTCTGATGATGATTATAGAGAAAGAATTAAATATTACCTGTTAATACCAAGGTCAACAGTTCGGGGAATTATAGAAGGCATTCAGTACTACTTAAACGATACTAAAGCACAGATAAGTATTTATGAGCCATGGAAAAACATCTTTTACTTAAATAAAAGTAATCTTAACGGTGATGATCATTTACCTGGATTCTATTACAGATATGCTATTATTGATGTTCATATTGATAGGCCTATGAGTCAAGCAATACATGACGCAATAGAAGCATTTAAACCTGCTGGAGTTAAGTTTTATGTGACAGTTGACGGTAACTTAGGTGAAGATGTAAAAAGGCTTATCTTGGCAGATTTTAAAGTAACGCGATTAGATACTATTAATCGCATGTTTGGCTTTAACTATGCTAGAATTTTACCTTTTACTTTTTCAGATAGACTGGATACATTGGTTCCAAATACCGGTTACTTTAAGACAAACAATAGCAAGTTGAACGGTGCAGATGTTTTAGCAGGTTCTCCTATGCACAATGTAACTTACTGGAACTCACTTAAGACCAGTGACAGTCCATACAAGGACATGCCAGTGAATTTGTTGACGGGCACAAGTGATCAGGAGACAAGTGGAACAATTCCCGCCAATAATTGGACTGTGCCGAGTCAACACCCAAATATTTCAGTAACTCCTGGTCAAAATTTTGTATATCAAATTTTTATAACAAATGATAATACCGTTGACTTGCATATTGGTGTTGATGCTTTTTCAGGAACCACATGGAAGACCCATTTTTTGGGCAACGTCATCAAGGCTGGCACTTATGGCTATTCATCTGTTATGTTCACAATTCCTTCGGGAGTTGATAGCATTACTGCTAGTGGTGCATCACTTATGAAACTAGTTCCCACTGCAACAACAGTTTACTGGCAAGAAGAAAAGCTTGAAGTAGGTACCACAGCTTCTCCTTGGTCGCCTAACCCAGCGGATCCTGAATATGGATCAACACCTGAGCAACGAGCAGTTCTATCAACTAATAATAGTGCATATCTAACGCTGCCTGCAACCAAATACAAGGACGTTCCAGTGAATTTGTTAACAGGAACCAGTAATCAGCTAGCATCTACAAATATCAAGTGCCACACGGTTTACACATTTAACCATGGTGCTTCCGCATCCGGATCATATGGATACAAAGAAGCAAAGATGGAAGTGGGTAATGTTCCTACTGCATGGTCACCTAACCCAGCTGACCCTGGATACTATGAGAACATGGTAGATGGCACCTTATCCTTGTATAATCAATTAGTTAATAACTACAGTTCAATAGTAAATCTTTATAGTGGAAGTACTAACTATGAAAAAGTTGTATCAA